GGAAGGGGGTGATTGAGGTACTGACGTTTACACTGGAGGGGTGTAGTGCTTGTGTTGAGATGAAGGAACATTTAGCACAACGTAAAATACCGTTTCGTAATATTACTGTTGATGAACGTTTAGGACCAATATTAGAAAAAGAATACCTCACTGAATATTACCCTATTATTGCAATTGTTGAGAAATCAACTAAAGTCCCATATTGGGTATTTGTTACTAAATCGGTTTTGGATGATCCAAAGTTGGTTCACTATCAAACACTCCCTGAATTAGCTTTAAAAGTAAAATTAAAATACGATGCGTTACAAACAACTAGTTTCGGATAAGTTAGACCAAGCGGTTAACACTCTGAATGTATTGAGACATGCTGTTTCAATGAATGATTCAAACCATTCAAAACAAATTATTGAACAAATTAAGGATAAACTTGAGGAAGTTCAAACATTAATCAATACGGAACATGCTGATAATAGATAAGATTAAAAATATTTTTACTAATGATAATGATTTACATTGCATGAGTTCATTACCAAGTGTAATTGAATTTGGAGAAATAACCAATGTAAAAAAACATCAACCTTCTTGGTGGAAAAAATTACCTGCTAGGATTGAAAATCACCTCCCTTACCCTGGATTGATACATCACAGAAATGAATTTAAGAATTTCAAAACTGATATTCTTACATTAAAACATTGTCCTGCTGTTGGTGAAAATATTAATACTGGTTTTTTAATCAAAGCCTGGTGTGATATAGCTATATTCATCAGTCCTGATGGGATAGTTGAAGGATCTCAAGCTAATGAAGAAGTAAGAGCACAAAGACCAGCAGGATCTTATCATCCATATGTTCAGAGAGCGGGTTTTCTTCGTAATATGGCTCATTACAAAATTCATAGTCCTTGGCTTTTTAGTACTAAAAAATATAGAAAATTTTATTTTCAAGGAGCATATATGTGGAATACATCATTAGTTGAAAATAACATATTTGTCATCCCAGGTTTTATAGATTATTATACTCAAAATGGTACAGAAATAAATTTGTTTGTTCCCATTAAAGAAGAATCGTATGCTATAGAAATTAAACAGGGTGATCCATTAGTACATATATTTCCAATAGACAATAATCCCGTTAACATTGTACCTAAATTAGTAAGTGAATCTGAACTGAAAAGACAATCAAACATTCATCCAAAATTCACTGGTTCTTTTAAATTATTTAAATCAAGAAACAAAAAATAGTCATATTTATTAGTAGTAACACACTTAATTATTTATGGCAACTAGTGCAACCAATTGGAGAGACGCGATACAAAACTACGTAGGGGAAGATCCTGGTACTCGTAGCTGGAGTAATCTAAGAGATAAATCTTATTCTAGATATTTTTATCCTAATTTCAATATCACAGGATATTATTTCGGATACCAAAACTTATATAGTGTTTTTAATAGATGTTTAGGCCTTTCAGGGGGATATACTCCTAAACCTGTTGGCGCTGTTTATTTATATGCGACTAAATCTTATTATTATATAATTACTTCTTTTGGAAACCCTTATGCTGGTCCATCAAATGGTTCTAGCTTTATATATAAAGAACATACTGCTAATAATTACACTGTATTTCAGGATTCTTGGACTAATTCTGGAGGATTTTTCAATTATGGTTATTCCTTTAATGGAGTAAGTGCAGTATATTTAAATAGTAGAAGCCCAGGTTCTTTTTATCAATATTACGGATCAACAAATTCAAACGTAGCTATAGGTAATAATAATGGTATTCCATACCAAAGAATAAATACTTATGGAGGTCAATGTTAAAATAAAAAAATAAATAAAAAATATGTACAAATATTTAACCTTAAAAAACGGTCATCCTGCTTCAGGTTCTCAAGTATTATTTATTAAAACAAATATTACTCCAATTGATGGTGGTGAAATTGTTAGAATTCAAAAATCAATGGAACAAGATGTATGGAATGTTCAATATGTAACTGGTTCATTAGATTCTCCAGGACATATAAGTAGTCAAATTGCTAATTTACTATCTCAAATTTTATCATCAACCACTCATTTCGAAGAAACTACTCAAGCTGAATTTGTGAATGCTTATAATCAAGTTATAGCTAGTTTTGATAGTAAAATAGCATTATAATATGGATAAAAAAGTTATATTGATTAATAAAATAGGGTGTATGTTGTGTGAAAGGGTACTATATGAGATTACTCATGAGAGAAAATTATCTTGTAATGAATACCTAGATACAGAATCACCTAAAGTATTTAACGACTTTATCCAACTCTTCCAAATTAACCGCTTCCCAGTAATCCAAATAGATGATGGAGTAAAATTTATTACTATTCATCGTGATGATAAAGCAACTATTGAGAGCAAACCAGATATGGAAATCATATTTTGCTCTACTATTGAGGGAATGATGGAAGCATTTGACGAAGCTTTTGCAAGGTAAATTTGGTTTCCCCCCTAGCAGGACGTATATTTAGATATAATTAAATACGTTATGCTGACAGCTGAACAAATTAAACAAAACTGGGATACGTTCCTAAACATAATCGATACGCATATCACTGGCGAACGCAAGGATAAGCTACTCGAATTTTATAAGCAGTACGAAGATAGATTTGTATTGCTTCCTGCATCTCATAAAAAAGCTTACCACAATTGCTTTCCAGGCGGCTACATCGACCACGTGCTGCGCGTTATAGAATGTTCTCTCAAATTGGACAAGGTTTGGAGAGAAATGGGAATGGCAGATACTTACACAACTGAAGAGTTAGTGTTTGCTGCTATTAATCATGACTTAGGTAAATTTGGTACTCTAGAACAAACTTCCGTATTCGATAACGACAACGAATGGGAAATAAAGAATAGAGGTGAACTATATAAGTTCAATACCAATATTACTTATATGTCTGTTCCAGATAGGAGCTTGCATATCTTGTTTTCACTTGGTATTACAATGAGTGAAAACGAATACATTGCTATCAAAACACATGATGGAATGTACGATGAAGCAAATAAGGCATACTTGTTATCTTATATGCCTGAAACAAAACCACGTTCATCTTTACTTTACGTTTTACATCATGCTGATATGATGTCGGCTCGTATTGAATACGAAACAGAGTGGTTACCAAAACTAATGAGTGGTAAGTCTTCAAAACCTGCTCCTAAAAAAGAATTTACACTTAATAAATCAGGTCAATCAGCCCAAAAACAAAAAGCGCTTAAAACAATGGGCAATGACAATTTAGCTAACATATTAAAAAATATATAACATGATTTGGGGAATTATAGCTGTTGCCCTTTGGGTAGTAACAATCGTAGGTTACGTAATTCGTAATTTAATGATTCAAAATGAAAAACTTACTCGCTTAATAGAAGAAAGAGATATTTACATTAATAATATTGATGAAGTAATTGAAAATATTGAAGCACGCCTTCGTGAAATTGATCTTAAAGGTACATTTGCTAGTGATGATGAAGTTGGATTTTTCTTTACTAGTCTAAAACAAATGTCTCAAACACTTAACGTATATAAACTTAGAAAACAATAATGGCTAAAAATAGTATAGACGAATTATTAAAAGAAGAAACCGTCGCCCTTACAAAACGAGGTACTGTGCGTAAACGCAAACCAAAAGAATCAATACAATATTTCACTTCAGATACTGAAGAAGCAATTTTGGAATATTTAAGAACTAAAAGTCCTGCTAAACGCAACGAAATATTTAACAGCAGGATTAATTATGCTTTTCATAAGTTGGCTGAAAATATTATCCATACTTTTAAGTTTTATTATACTGAAGTAAACACAATTGATGAACTTAAACATGAGGTAGTAGCATTTTTACTTGAAAAATTACACTTGTATAAACAAGATAAAGGTAAAGCATATTCGTATTTCGGTACAATTGCTAAACGTTACTTAATTCTATATAATAATGCGAACTATAAAAAGTTGAAGGAAAAAGCTGAGGTTGAAGCTATAGACGAGGATAAAACAATATTCATTGATTTAGTTAATGAAGAACATAACAATCTTCCCATCAACAAATTTATTAATTTATTTATTATCCACGTTGATAAAAATTTATGGAATTATTTTCCTAAAGAAGAGGATGCCCGTACAGCAGATGCTGTAATGGAATTATTTAGAAAACGTGAAAACTTAGATATATTCAATAAAAAAGGTATATACATTTATATTAGGGAAATGACAGACCAGTCAACCCCTCAAATTACTAAGGTAATTAAAAAATTAAAAATAATCTACAAAACACAGCTTTCTCAATATCTTGAACATGATAGATTATTTGATGCCTAAAAGTTTTATAAGACAATATTTATTGTCAAAGAACGTTCATGGATTTTAGTCAAGTAACATTGTTCGGGAATAAGACATTCGCCGATTTACTCAAAGAAATATATAATAACTCCAAGGATAAGGAGAAGCAAATTTCTGCTCTAATTCAGGGTTTAAAACCATTAATCGAAAGTCCTGGTGATGCCACCCTCATTGTTCCGTTGATTAAGGAATACATGGAAATAGCCGTTAAAAACGACGAAGCATTAATTAAAATGGCTGGTATCGTTCAACGCGCCATGATGAATGCTGGTGCTAACGAGGATTTACTTTTAAGTGACGCCGATAAGGAAATGTTGTTTAAGAGTTTAGATGATTTAGGTTCAAATGTAAAACAAACTGAAATAAAAGAAGTAGATGCCGTTAAGTCCTAATTTTGGAGGTGATGTTAGTGGTTTAGGTAAACGCGATAAACGTGGCTCCAAACCCCAGATTTTCCCTGCTAGGGTAAAGGATATTATACTGCAACCTAGTACAAACCAAAATTCATTATTTGTTCAAAATAAAGGATATCCTTCTATAGGTTATATTTCATTTCATCCATTATATTCTGTTGTTGATAGTGAAAATAAAGCTAATTTAGTAGCTGCACCACTTGATGTAAACGTAAGACGTGTACCTTTAGTTAATGAGGTAGTACTTATAATCCAATCAACAGACGTACTAAATGAGGATCCTCAAGCACAAAAATATTATTATTTAAGTGGTGTTAATATATGGAATAGTGTACATCATAATGGTTTCCCCGATTTACAAAATTTAAGTGCAACTCAAAAATCAGAAGTATTACTTGGATATTTAAGTACTGAAAATGGTTTAACTAAAAAACCAGATGATACTCCTAAAGATTTATTTTTAGGAAATACATTCATTGAAAATCCAGAAATAAGAAATTTATTACCTATTGAAGGTGATACTTTAGTTGAAGGACGTTTTGGTAATTCAATACGTTTATCTCATACTGCAATTTCTCCATCTCAATCATTAGTTAGTCCCTGGAGTAAAGCAGGAAATAACACTCAACCCATTACTATTATTCGTAATGGTCAAACTAAAGATACTCCATCTATAAGATGGACTCCAATATTTGAAGATATTGATGGTGATGCCTCATCAATTTATCTTACTAATGGACAAGAGATTCAAATGGCTCTTGCCTCTAAAAATTTAGCATCATATGGGATAGCAGTAACTCAATCAGCGGCCATTGTAACAATTCCAAATTTTACATTCCAACCTCCAAATAGATCAGTTGTTACAAGTGATGAGGAAGAGTTATTTGAAGCATCGGAACAAACAGAAGAGGTAACAACTCCTCCAGTACCCGCTCCTCCAAGTAACCCATCAGGATCAACAAACTCAACAACAAATCTTCCTCCACCATCTGCATCGGTATCACCAACAGTACAGGAAACAACACCTACTACTGGTCCCGGTTCTACTAAAGAAAATGCTATACCTGAAAGTCAATTAGGTGCATTAACATGGGCAGGTGAGGAAGTAGCATTAGCTCAATATGCTGAAAATTATTCTCAAATAGAAGAAGATGAATCTCAATATTGGGATAAAAACCCTCCAACTATTGCTCTTCCACCTGAATTAGAGAAATTTGTATTAC